CAGACGATGCTTGATTACGGAACACTGGCTGGACAGTGTTTTGACCGACTGTGCCACCGCCAACGAGAGCCATATAATCGCGCAGCTTCTGCTGGTTGATGTTCTGCTCAAAATTAAACCGATTAATATTGTCTTGAAGGTCAGCTTGCGCCTGACCCTCACGAGCTTCGCCAACGCCCATGAGTTGAGCCAAATCAAGGTTTTGCACGTTAGGCGCTTGAGTTATTGCGGCCTGCTGCGCTTGCAATGCGGCTGGTGCCAACGCTGTTGCCAATGCTTGCTGATTTGCGCCAGAGCCATATCTGCCTGCTTTTGAAAACTGCGATTGAACCTGATTGATAACAGGGGCAAACGCCGCGCTTTGAAGAGGGTTAGTCCCCATCAAATTCTGCATGACCACGTTTTGTGTCTGTGCGGTCATGCTGTTTGGATCAAGTGCGCGGTCACGCATAGTGTCCAAAGCCGTGACCGTTTCAGGAGAAAATCCAACAGTTGTGCTGGCTGGATAATAGCTTGGAGTTGCCGAGTTATATTGTGCCTTCGCTTGGTTTAAACCAAACTTCAAAAAGGGCATCGCATAATCTGGCGGCTGCACCTGAGTGTTCACGGTCTGCTGACCGCCGCCGCTTCCACCACCTTTACTCATATTCCTTGACTCCTAATGTTGCGGCCTCTTGATAGCCTTCTAAAGCGCGAACCCAGCCGCGCCGTCCTATAATTTCACAAGCCACGCAATCCCATTGCTTTGACCACTCAATCGCATTTACCTCTAACTTTTGGAGAGTCTCCAACGACCCGCCTGCCAGCCAGAACCGAAGCGTCCGGCGGCGGGGGTACTCTATTATCTCTGTAACAAGGCCAGCATCTTCAGCAGGCCAGAACTGCGCGTCGCCCTTAATCACTGCATTGAACACATCAACGAGGTTGTGTGAGCCGTGTGCATATTCCAGCGCCGCCGCTATGAACGGAGTGCAGTGCTGCCAACTATCCGATAACGATGTATCCGAAGGTTCTATCGGTTTGCGTGTTGTTTGCATGAGTGACAGTAAAACTCTGTTTGTTACGAGCGCTAATATAAATCGTGCCTGCCCCCACCTCTGCTGAAGCGTTAGCGGTTGTTGGCATTAAAAGGATGACGCTGTTCTTGCCTGCCCGATAATCTGTGACATTTGTTGAACCCGCACTTGCAGTGCAGGTGAACTCGCCAGTGCTATTGAGCTTGCCATCAAGCACATTGTTGACAACTTGCGCCACTTGGCGAGGGTTGTTCGCCTCATATGGAAGCCGTAAAAAGTTACCTTCTGCCAATGGGTCTGCCCTCTAAATCAATACCCTGCGCAAAAGACCAATCACCGCTAATATTCATTCGGGCGCGGTGGAAACGCCCTTGCACGCGATGTTCGCAAAAGCCCTCGTCGGTGAGGTTCGATGCTGTATCGAAAACAGTTGTATCGTCCTGGCGATCACGAGAGCCAACTTGCATCGTAACTGAACCATTCTTAAAGTATGGGACAGAGCGAGTCACAAGCGTGTGACGATTTTGCGTCAAACCGAACTCAGATGTTTCTATCGTTGCGGCTAGTGCAGAGCCATTAAATGAGATCAGTTTGTTCCCATCACTACCGCCGAAGAAATATTGACCACCTTTATACAGATTTGAGTCGAGAGGCGCAGGCAGGGTGTCTATTGACGACGAGAGGTTGTCCAATGCTTCAAGCGTGTATGCAGGCGTGAACATTGGCGCAAGCAACTCCGCTGAAACCTCAAGCAATGACCACCGATCAATGGCATAGTTGTAAACAAGTATCCGATCCGGCGTGTTATCGACAGCATTGTTACTGACATATGACCACGCCACAATTTGAGTTTCAGGGTCAACAGAAGCCGACATTTTTTCAACTTGGGCTTCGTTAAAATCTTTGAAGAAAAATGTATCAACTTTCTCCGCTCCTATGGCGACAGACTGGTTGCCTGAAAATCTGTAAAAGCCATCCCGCGCTAGATAAAACACGTTCCCGCCAACCTGCGTGACGCTGTTTGGAAAAGGGCAGCCCCTTTGCGTTTCAACGCGATCAATTTGATAAATCAAAGGAGAGCCAACATATGTTGCCACCGCTATGGCACGCTCCATAAGGATGACCGCTCTTTCCCCTCCACAAAGTCCAGTGATATCGCCGGAGTCGGGCAAAATTTGGCTATCCGCTTGATCTGTACCTATCGTCCAGCTTGTCTCATCGTTGAGTCCTGACCATCGCACTTTGTTTGGGACACGGCCTGATCCTTCGTCGATGTTAGCCGTCCAAACTTGGTCTCTGACGACTGCGATATATTCTGCCTTCGGTGGCGTGCCTGACAAATCGGAGAAAGACGTGTCAGTGCCGACATTGAATTTCTGAAGCTCCTCACCTGTGCCTCCCGCCGCAATCACATTGGTTCCAAACTGAACGAAGCGCCAACGCTCCGCGCCTGTTAGATCATAGGCAGGCGAACCAGACTTACTGACATCATCAAGATTGCTACTGCCCTGATTGAATTTGTAGAGCTTCCCAGCATCGCCAGCGAACAACGAGATATTCGCGCTGGAATCCTTGACAGATACAACGCCTCTGATACGGCTATCCGCAGCATTAGAAAACGCAACAGCAGATGGATAACTCCTGTATCCACCAAGAGCAGGCACAACATTTGTTGCAACCGTGACCCCGCCGTTTTCCATATCGGGCTGTGAGGGCAGCCATTCACCGAACTTAATCATTGTATAAACCAGACCTCATTGCCTTTAGACTGAACCGCCCAAATCTCTGAACCAGCCGTTTGAATTGTCCATGTCTCGCTGCCAATAGGCTCGCCTGTCCATTCTTCGCCTAAAATTTTCGCGTCTACTGTGGCAGTTACAGTTGTGTTTGCGGTTGCCACAAAAGCAAACTCACCAGTTGGCGAGGCTGTGGCAGTAGCCTCTGTCGAAACCGTAGCGTCTGCCAGGAACACAAAGTTTGCGGTCACATCCGGCGCTGTCGCTGATGTGTCTACCGTTGCCTCAACTTGACGAACAGGCGTTGGTGTCGCCGTTGCGGTAGCGCTTACAGATACGCTGGCTTGCACCATGCGTATCGGAACAAACGCAGCCGTCGCGGTACTGGTGGTTGAAACGCTTGCCTCAACCTGCCTAATGACCACACAAGCAGCAGATGCTGTTGCGCTTGTCGAGACATTAGCATCAACCTCAATCGCAAAAACAATCTCTGCGGTTGCTGTTGCAGTTGTCGAGGCTGTTGCCAAGCCCTGCTTAACAGCAAGTGATGTCAGCGAGTCTAAATTGCCAAATGTGTCCAGACTGTCGAGGTTCGCACCCCAATTATCTAGCTGCTCAAGGGTTGGGCTTTGCCACTCAACCTTGTCCATGTCGGATGCGCTGTCGAGCGACCATCCAACTCTGGGGTAACTGCCATCAAGCGAGGTGGTTATCTGGTCAAGGTTAGGAATACCCAAAGCCATAACAACCCCCTATCAATCGGCGTTGATGGTCAAAGAGCCGCTTGCTACCTTTAAAATATCTCCACTGCCGATTGCTTTGCCTGTTGAAAAAGCCCCATTGAAAAGCTGGTTACCGCCAGAGCTTGCGTCATAAATAGCCCAAAAGCTCACGGTTCCCCATGAAGCTGTTGCGGCTGGAAACTCGACTGCGGAGTTGCTTGAAATACTGCCACTTGCTGCTGATGCAAATGTAACAGCCCTGCGAGCGTAGCCGTTGCCGGATAACTCTGTGCCAGAGTCATCGTCATTCATTGATGCAGTTGATAGGCCAAGATACACAGCCGATGGCGCGGTTGTGCTGGCTGTACCTGTGAAATGGTCAAGGTATTTTAGCTCTAAATAATCACTCATTGCCGTCATGGCTTACTCCTAGATATTTGCTTGACGCTGATAAACGGACTGAATTTGTAAGGCACCACTTCCATAGCTAGAACGATCTTCGTCCTTTCGCACTTCATCTATAATGCGGCTGAACTTTTGATCGTATAACTGCGCTCTCTGGTCATCCATCAGATACAAATAAGCCTCAACGAGACTACCTGTTAGATATGCGTCAGGGTGCCTTGTGAGCATCGTGTTTGATGTATTGGTGTTAGACAAAGCTGGCAGATTGCCAATATATATGATCTCCATCACATAAGCTGAGTCAGGCACAGGCCGCAGCTTGATTTCCTGACCAACAACAGAAAACGCAGACGGCAGACCACTGCTGCCGCTTGGGAAGGTGTTGTCCAAAGCCACAGGAGACATATATTCAAGCACAGCGTTCGGGCTGGTGTTCAGCTTTACCTGGCGAAGCTGCCTCATGTCAGTTGGGAGCGCCGTAAACTCATCACCAGCAGTCAATGTCGCCAAAGCACGCTTCTCTTGCTCACGAGTCTCAAGCTCACGAGACAACCGCGCCTCTGCCAGAGTTATAAAGTCGGGTATCTGACTGGTGAGGTCTGTTCTCGCGAGGCTGTTTGCGATAGCTGTTTGGAGCGTGGAATAATCAATTATTGCCATTAGATGCGTCCGCCACCTGTTCTAAAAAACCTGTTGTTTGGATCATTTAACCAACGCGCCCAGTCTTTTGGGTTGTCGGATGGATGCCCAAACTTCTCTCGCAGTTGCATGTAAAGCTGATTTGGTATCTCAGCGACTTGCTGATGATGCCGTTGGGTGTTCCCGATCAGCTTCCCATACTGCCATGCGTTTTGCTTCTGCTTGTTAGCCTCAATGATGTGGTCAACATTCTGCCGCTGCACGATGGTCGCCTTGCCATCGCGATCAAACTCCATAGTGGTCTGTTTGCCTGCAGCAGGATCAGAAGAAATTACTCTTTTACGTTCCATAAAATCTCCCTTAAAAAAAGGGCGACCCGAAAGCCGCCCTCTTAATTTTGTTCAAGTAGGCTTAGGAGCCATTCAGTCCAATCACGGCTGCGTGTGCGCGCGGAGCGTCTGGCATTAAAGTCCACTCCGTCAGAATTTGTCGTTTCTGAGCGTCACCTGTGGCGGCAATTTCTTGCTCCGCAAAGTTACGTCCATTGATTGCACCAATGGCAACGTGGTCTGGGTCAATCAAGAACACTTTGTCATTTGACATCGACCGAGAGGGGATGACCTCTAACTGACCGAAATCATTGAACAAAATTGAGACCGCTCCGTTGAAGGACACAGGCTTTGAAGCAGTTGTTGTGGCTTGGTTTGTCACCAAGTTTGTACCTGCTTGGCTAAGATCAGAGATATTAGCTCTATTTCCCGCACTTGCCACCAACAAACGAGGATTACCACCGTCTGTCCAGGCTGCTTGCATCGCTGTGTCGATCTGAGCCAAAGTCAAGGCACGAGCGGTGCCTGTCAAATCAGCCACATCACTGCCGTCACCTGTCGCAAAGGCCATGTCTGATGGCGCATCACCGTTTGTGATCCAAGTGATCAATGATGCTGATTTGCGCGGTGAGCCTGAGTCACGAGCCACGTTTGTGTCAGTGACCATCTTTTCGATGTCTCTACGCAAATCAAGTCCGGCTAACACCGTTTGATATGCTACTTCTGACTCGACTCCCGCCTTATCAACAGCCTCAACCGTTCCAGAAATTAGAAAACCTCTGGTTGACACCTGATGATAATTTCCGAATCTCGTCAGAGCGGTCACGCCTGTGTCGGTCATGTCCGCACCTTCTGCGCGGTGGTTATTGGTTGCAGGCGTTGCCAGTTCTTGAACTAAGAACTCAGCAAAAATGCCGTTGTTGGTGCGCTTTTGCGCTGCTGAATAAACAGGAGTCTCATCGCTGTCAATCCGAGCGATAACATCGGAGAGGGTCTCTCTTTCTCCGATTTTTGTTGCTGTGGTTAAAGTCGCCATAATAATTACCTCACATTAGCGATTAAGTAGAAGATCCACCGCAGAGGCTATTGAACCCTCTTTGGCATGACGCTGGCGCAGTTTTTCTTTGCGCCGTGATGCCACTTCATTCTTGCTGCGAGGAACTCCGGCTTTTGCCATTTTTGGCGCACGCTTGACCTTTTTCTTAGCTTCAGGCGTTGCCGCTTGTAGCTTTGAAAGTTGCCAGGAGTGGTACAGAGCAATAATAGCCCTGTGATCGGCTGCTTGAGATATTTCTTCGTCAGTGTATCCCAATGTTTTCGCGTGTTTGATTAAGCTGGCACGCTCAGTATCGCGGACTTTTTCGTCCTTCCACTGAGGCAACCGCTCAAGCATGAGTTCTGACTGCTGAGACAAATGCCGCTGCATAAGCTCTTGGTTTTCCCTAGCACGCTCTTTTGCAACACGATTTTGTTCAACCCGCACTTTTTGCAGGTTTTCTTTGCGTGTGTTCCAATCTTGGACAAGCCTAGTGTATTCCTTCGCATCAAGCTCTTGATATGCCTTATCCCAATCAGGTTCTTTACCAAGACCCTGTTCAAGTTGGCTTCCCAAGTCCTGAAGCGTGTTTGCATACGCATCACGCAGTTGAGCGGTTTGGGCGCGGACTTGTTCAAATTCTTCTTGTTCAGCTTTGAACTCTTTGCGCTCGCTCGCTAGTTGCTGCGTCTTTCGCGTGTAATCAGCCTCGCGCGTGTAACCTTTGAGGGCTTCATCAAGGGTTACATCGATCTCTTGTCCCGCCAAATTGACGGTATAGACATCTTGCTCCTCGTAGTCGTCCTCATCAGCTTCATCGCTGGCTTGATCTTCCTCTTCGTAATCGTCCTCAGTGAGTTCTAATTCCTCACCTTCAACGGCTTCTTCTTCAGAGGGCAAAACCTGATCTTCGACAATCGCTTCTTCAGGTTGCGCGGCTGGCTGCTGTTCAGTTGCCTCGTGTCGAGACTGAAGCAACAACCCTGCTGCATCTTCAAGTGAAAGATTATTGGTTTCCGCTTCGGGTTGAACCATCTTTAGCTCCTAATATATTAAAATTTTAGCCGATCCTTTGCGAGTTTTCCGTCCTCAAGGACTTTGACAAAGTGTCCCTTGAGAGCATCTAGTGCTTGCAAAAGCTGGTAGATGTTCTCGCGTGCTGCTTGGTCAGCAATCGCTGACTGTTTCCACGCGGTAACAAATTCTTGTTCCAGAGTTTCAAATGCCTCTGTGATAAGCGGATCGCTCAGTAGCGCTTCCACTTTCGCTGCACGCTCCATGTCGTGCCTCAGTTTCCCCTCGTTCATCTTAGGCGAGTGAAACCAGTTAAATTCATCGGTGTTCGACCATAATATTGTGGTCTGTAAGCATATGACTCCTGAAAGCGGCGGTTTGCCGTATTAAAGTCAAAACCTGATGGCAGGCCAGTTGGCGCTTGGTCAAGCGCCGTCATGCGAACATACATATCTGGGTCAAGAGGGAAGTTAGTTACTGGCTGACCGCCCCCCGCTTGGTCAGATGTTACATCATTCTCAACACAAGCATTTTTATCAGGATCAAAACTATAACCATCAGGACAACTTACAGCCCCTGTCATTGGGTTTTGAACAGGCGGCACTTCAGGCTCGCCATCCCCGCCCCTGTCGTTAGCAAAGCCACGAGAGCCTTGACCTGAAGGGTTGAAATCAGGTCGACCAGTGTATGTTTCAAACACGGCGTTTGGGTCGATACCCAGCAAATTAGAAAAAGGCGAAAGAGTGGCAAGTTGTGACAACCCTTTTCCAAACGCGCTGTCGTCTATCGATTTGACCCCTTGCACTATGCCCTGATCATCAACGGCATAGCCTGTCACTTTGCCCTTCGCAATTTCGTCCAGAATCCCCCTCGCGTTGAACCCAAATGGGCTTTCAGCGCGAGTTTCTAGATTTGCTATTTGATCTGGTGTTATGCCGCCAAACAGCCTTGCATCACGATAACCTGTTGACGCATCACTGAGGTCGTAACCCATTTGGTCTGCATATGCTTCGACATCTTCAGGTGAAACAGCGTCATATTCATCATCCATGCCATAGACATCTTGCGTCTCTGTTACTTCGTCTGGATTGCTAAATGTAGGATCTGTTACCGCCCCGACATAGTTTTCAGTGATATCATATGTTGGGGTGCCGAGCCTGCGGTTCCTATCAATTATATCGCTAACGAGCGACCTGTTTGCGAATGATGACGGTGTGCCAACAGATGTGTAATTAGCGAGATTATTGATTGCCGCTTGGACAGTTGGACTAGCGCCAATAATATCCTGCGCTGCACGCACTCCAGCATTGACATTCATAGGGTCTGCCGCACGAGCCGCATCAACAGCATCCATCACATCTTGTGTGGCTTGAACGGCTGTGGCTGTATTGGCATTGGATCTGTCAAAATTGTTGTCAAATTCATAACCACCAATATCGACGCCCTGATCTTGAGCCGCAGCGGCAGCAATATCCTGCTGCAAATCTTGATCCATGTCCTCATCAGACATACCGCCAGAATCACCACCACCGTCCGAACCAAAGCAATACATTTTCTGATGCATATGTTTGCCGTAGTCATAACCGTTAATCAGATCGCGTCCGCGCATATCCAGTCCTCTTCAAAGCGGGTCGATACCAGTTGCACCGAAATCCCTCTCCGTGTCTGCCCTTCACAA